GCTTTCAGTCATTCTCTGCTATCGGTGATGGTAATACTACTTACTACGCTATTGTAGGTGGTTCAGAATGGGAAGTAGGTCTAGGTACATACACATCTTCAGGCACTACTTTAGCTCGTAATACTATATTAGAGTCTAGTAATGGTGGCACAGCAGTAAACTTTAGTGCAGGTACAAAGAACGTATTTGTAACTTATCCTGCTGAAGAAGCTGTTTACCAAGATGCTAATGGTGATGCTTATGCTCCACAGTTTGCTGCATCTAACGGACTAAATGTTAATAACGGAACTATAGGCACATCTTACACATTCCCTACAGGATATAACTCTGTAGAAGCTGGGGATATAACTCTCTCTGGTGGTGTAACAGTTACCGTTCCTTCTACATCAAGATGGGTGATAGTATGAGTACAATTATAAATGCAACTACCACTAATGGTGTAGTAATACAACCTGACAATAGTGGCTCATTAGTATTACAAACTAATAATGGAACTACAGCTCTTACTATAGATACATCACAGAATGTAGGGATTGGTACTACAAGTCCTGCTACAAAGTTACAAGTTTCTGGTGCAAGTGGCTCATTAAATACTCGTATAAATGCTGGTAATACAGGATTAGATATTACACCTAATGATGCTACTGGCGTTACAGATTTAGCTACAACCCCATTAGGCGGTGGTGGTAAAGTAATGACCTTTACTACATATACTGGGTCAGCATCTGCAGAACGTATGCGTATAGACTCTAGTGGTAAAGTAGGTATTGGAATGTCACCAACTGACTCATTAACAATACAATGTTCTAGCCAAGGATTTGGTGGAGGTCTAGGGTTTAAATTATCAGGTGGTGCAAATAATTGGAGTATTGTAGTAGGTGGAGACGCAAAACTTTATCTTGGTTATACTGCCACAACTTCGCCTGCCGCAGTAGGTAATTTTGCTACAAACGGAACATATACAGCTACATCAGATATTCGTAAGAAAAAAGACATATCATACATATTTAATGGTCTTGATATTGTTAATTCTCTAAAACCTGCACAAGGTAGAATGTTAGAAGATGATGATACATCACCATTAAGACCTATGTTTATTGCTCAAGATATGGTTGATGTAATTCCAGCTTTAGTTTCAAACCTTGAACCTACACCATCTGATGACCCATTACTAGGCGTAGACTATGCTTCTATTGCACCAATTTTAGTCAAAGCAATCCAAGAACAACAAACCATCATCAACGACCTAAAAGCAAGAGTAGAAACATTGGAGGCTAAATAATGGCTAACCTTATACTTAACGGTTCTACATCTGGTAGCGTTACATTATCCTCTCCAGCAGTATCAGGCACAACTACGCTAACATTGCCTACTACAAGTGGGACTGTAATTACTACAGGCTCTACTTTTGCAGGAACAGGTCCAGTGTTTAGTGCTTATACAAATTCAACAAGCTCAATAACAACTAGCACATGGACTAAAATCCCAATAAATCTTGAAGAATTTGATACTAACAATAATTATGATACATCTAATTATCGCTTTACACCTACAGTATCTGGTTATTATCAAATAAATGGACAAGCAAGAGCTAATGGAACTTTGTCAAGAGTGCTTTGTGCAATTAGAAAAAATGGTAATGAATTTAAGTTAGGTGCTGATTTATCTGGAGAAAGATCCACAATAGCTTCAGTCATTTATATGAATGGCACAACAGATTATTTAGAATTATGGATATATGCGGTTGGTTCTGGTATAACTTTTACTGGTTCAGTTGGTGCAGATAATGTATTTGGTGGCTATTTAGCAAGGAGTGCATAATGACACTATACGAAAAAATTATAACAATATATCCAGAGTTAGTAGATTTTGATTTTGCTACTAAAACTATTATCCTACAAAACGATTCAGATGGTCGTGGTGACTACATAGCTAAATGGGAACATCCTACATTACCTAGACCTACAGAGGAACAATTAGCATGACAATTTCACTAAATGGCACAACAGGAATACAATTCCCAGACAGTAGTCTACAAGCTGCTGCAGCATCACCTTATACTCTTAAAAATAAAATAATTAATGGCGCAATGGTTGTGGACCAGAGAAATGCTGGTGCTAGTGTTACTCCTGCTGATGGTGCTTATACATTAGATAGATGGTCTACCATAATGACAACCGCAAGTAAATTTACTATTCAGCAAAATGCTGGTTCAGTTTCTACTTTAGCAACTGATGGATTTACAAATTATTTAGGAATAACTTCTTCTTCATCATATTCAGTTTCAGCTAGTGATATTTTTGGTATTCAACAAAGGATTGAAGGGTTTAATACTTCTGATTTATTGTGGGGAACAGCTAACGCTAAAACTGTTACATTGTCAGCTTGGGTATATTCTAGTTTAACTGGAACTTTTGGCGGGTCTATTATTAATAGTGCGGCAAACTATTCTTATCCATTTACTTACACAATTTCTACTGCTAATACATGGACACAAATTTCAGTTACTATTGCTGGACCTACAGCTGGAACTTGGATTGGAGCAACTAATGGTATTGGCATACAAATAAACTTTGGTGTTGGTGGCGGTTCTACATATAGCGGAACTGCTGGTGCTTGGGCTTCTCAACAAAAATATACTGCCACAGGAGCAGTTTCAGTCGTAGGCACATCAGGAGCTACCTTCTACATCACAGGTGTCCAACTAGAACAAAACACATCAGCAACACCGTTTGAACGCAGATTATATAATCAGGAATTGGCTAATTGTCAGAGGTATTGTTTTGTTTATAGACCATCTACAAATTATGCTCCATATTTAATGGCTCATGGAATAAATACAACTGCGATGCGAGGATTATTAAAATTTCCTCAAACAATGCGTACTTCACCAAGTCTTACTTTTACAGCAGCAAATACATTTCAATGGAGTTATGGTAACGTAGCTACCTCTATAGCATTAGCAGAACAAGGAGTAGATATGTCAAGTGTTGATATTGGCTCCACAGGAACATCTGCAAATGGAGGCTATATGATTACAAGTGCAAATACTACAAGTTCTTCTATTATTGGTTCAGCGGAGTTATAAATGTATAAACAATATAAAGATTTAATGGGAAACATTGCAAACGCTATTATTAAAATAGAAGATAACACTTTTATCCCATTTGCGCCTGACAATACAGACTACCAAGCCTACCTTAAATGGTTAGACGAAGGCGGAGTTCCACTCCCAGCAGATGAATAAATACCATAATTGGTATAATAGCTTAATACATAACGCTAAAACTAGAAACTGGAATAAAAAGACTTCCGAGTGTTATGTTGAAAAACATCATATTATTCCTAGAAGTTTAGGTGGAAATAATAGTAAAAGTAATTTAGTTTACTTAACAGCAAGAGAACATTTTATTGCTCACTTGCTATTATCAAAGATGTATGAAGGTGATAGTAAAATAAAAATGCAATTTGCTTTATATATGTTTACTAAAAATCCTTCTATTAATAGCAATAGAAATATTAATTCACATTCTTATGAGTATGCAAAAAAATGCTTATCAGAAGCTACAAAGAAAACTCATACTGGTTTAGCAAAACCTAAATCATTAGAGCATAGAAAAAAGTTATCTGAAGCATTAAAAGGCAGACCTAATCCTGCTTGTTCTAAATGGATGACAGGAAAAGTACCTTCTATAGAAACTCGTAATAAAATATCTATAGCTGGAAAAGGACGTAAATTTAGTCCTGAAGCAAAAGAAAAAATTAGACAAGCAGCAATAGCACAATGGGCTAGATATCATGCTAATGAAAATAAACATATAAAAGGAGAATAGATTGTTCGGTATAAGCTCATTCTCCCAAGCACCTTTTAGCTCGTTAGCAGGTAGAACATTAGAAGCTGCAGCACAGATAACAGCAGACGCAACCGTATCTGCTTTAGGAACACGCTTTAGAACATCTGCAGCAAGCATTACTGCTACTGCAACAATCACAGTTACCACAAGCGGTGCATTAGTATTCGGTAGTGCATCTATAAACGGCTTTGCAGACTTATCTGCTATAGGCACTAGAACACAGTTTGGTAGTGGTGCAATATTAGGAACAGCTACAGTATCTGCTACTGGTGGTTCTATAGCACTAGCTTCAGCAAGTATTACAGCAACAGGTACAGTCACAGCATTAGGCTCATTACTAAACTCTGGCAATGCTTCTATTACAGCCAATGCTACAGTTACAGCTAATGGATTCCGTATACAATCAGCAACAGGTTCTATAACAGGAATTGCTATAGTCACAGCATTAGGCGGTTATGAGGTATCAGGTAATGCACAAGTAAATGCTTTTGCTACTGTTACAGCAAGCCCTAACGCTACATGGGCAGGCTTTGCTTATGTAGAAGGTGTAGGAAGTGTAACAGCTAAAGGCAGTAGATTAGGTGAAGAATGGATACTTGTACCAGCAGGCACAGAAACATGGACACCAGTTACAGTAGGAACAGAAACTTGGACTGATACAACTCCAAGTACAGACATTTGGTTACGACAAGGATAAAAGATGGCAAAGACAAAAATTAGTGAATATTCAGCAACGTCTGCAGATAATACAGACATTAGCAATATTAACATTGCAGAAGGATGTTCACCTGCTAACGTAAACAATGCTATTAGAACTTTAATGGCACAGATTAAAGATTTACAAGCAGGTACGTCAGGTGACACTATTCCATTAACAGCAGGCGGCACAGGTGCAGCCAATGCTACTACCGCTAGAAGTAATTTAGGTCTTGTTATTGGTACTAATGTTCAAGCATATGATGCAAATACTGTCTTTGATGATGTATCAGCTACATTTACTGCTGCAAATTCATTTACTGCTAAACAAACATTTACTGGATCATCTTCAGTTATTTCATCTAAATTTGTTAATGCTTTAGAAGGTGTAACAGTATCAGCAACTGCAGCTACTGGCACTATTAACTATGACGTAACTACACAGTCAGTTCTTTACTATACATCCAATGCTTCAGCTAACTGGACTGTAAACTTTAGAGCATCTAGTGGCACAACTTTAAATGCTGCAATGGCTACAGGTGAGTCTATTACAGTTGTATTTTTAGTAACTAATGGTTCTACAGCATATTATAACAACGCTGTGCAAGTAGATGGCTCATCTGTTACACCTAAATGGCAAAATGGTTCTGCACCTACAGCAGGGAATGCTTCTAGTGTTGATGCTTATTCATACACTATTGTTAAAACAGGTTCAGCAGCCTTTACAGTATTTGCTTCTTTAGTTCAATTCAAATAGGATATAAAATGCCTCTATTAAGTAGAAGAGCTGCATCTGCTGCACAAGGATTAGGTTTAAATTCTAGTGGTAAAGTAAAATTTGACCCTCAAATATATACTACAGCTGGCACTTTTTCTTTTACTGTGCCTATTGGCAATAATTCAGTAAGTATAACTACCATTGGTGGTGGCGGAGGTGGTGGATTTCCTTCTTCTGGAAGAGCTGGAGCTTCTGTTGGCGGTGGCGGTGGTGGCGGCGGTGGTGGCGGAACTACAACTAGCACTATAACTGTTGCTGGAGGACAAGTATTAAATATCATAGTAGGAGCTGCTGGTGCTGCTGGTGATGCTGGTTCTGGTCGTACAGGAGGCACAGGTGGTACTGGCGGAACATCAAGCGTATCAAGGTCAGGCACAACATTAGTATCTGCAGCAGGCGGTGCTGGAGGTGCTGGTGGTTCTGGTGATGGTAACGTAGGTGGTGCTGGTGGTGCTGGAGGTGCTGGTTCAACTTCAAACGGAAACACTGGTGTTGCAGGAACATCTGCTGACGGTGCTGGATGGTCAACTGGTGGTGTTGGAGGAGCTTCATCTGTAGGTTCAGGAGGAACTGCTGGAAGATATAGCACAGCAGGTGGAGTTGGCGGTCAAGCAGGAGGAGGTGGAGGAGGTTCATCTTCTGGATTTAACCCAAATGATTCTGAAATAAGTGGTGCTGCTGGCGGTGCTGGATATGTAAAAATTGAGATGGCTTAAATATGACAACACAACGTATACAATTTAAAGACTGGTTGCCTGACCAACCTAGTATTCTAGATACAGTATCAGAAGCTAATAATGTCATTCCTTTAGCAATAGGATATGGTCCATTTAAATCAGCAGTAAACTATTCAGGCGTAGCTACAGAAGCACTTACTAACTGTTTTGCTGCTAAAGTAAATAATGACGTTACTGTATTTGCAGGCGGTTCTACTAAATTATTTAAAGTATCTTCTACAGACTTATCTATGGAAGATGTATCTAAAGCAGCAGGATATACAGGTATTAATAGATGGCAATTTGTACAGTTTGGTAACTACGCATTAGCTTCTAATGGTTCTGAAAAGATACAATATTTTGATGTCAACTCATCTACAGACTTTGCAGATTTAGCAGCCGCAGCTCCAGTAGCCAAATACATTACAGTAGTTCGTGACTTTGTAGTAGGTGCTAATATAGGTGCTGGTACATATCCTTCACGAGTAAAC